TCACTCTCATAACAAGGCCAAAAATTTCATACCTACTACGTACACAACAAACTACCAATTTATTTTTTCCAAAAAATTTTCCAACCCCGTACGTGTACAATATCCCGGCTGGTTAAGCGCAAATCCGAAAGCCGGTTCAATCCTTTGTTCCAAGCTGCGTCGGATCGGGGGTTCCCGGTCGCCAGCTTCCATGCTACATTCGGGTCACTGACATTTTCCAGACAGCCACGTGCTGAGGAGACACAATTGCACCCATCCATCAATGCTGACCATCTTTTGCGCAGCCTTGCCTTGTCCGTTGCCAGAAATTTGGTGGGGGCCATGCGCCCGACTGCCGAAATCATTGCCAGCGAAGGGCTCACGCAGACAGAATACGATGAGATTGCCAAGAATCCACAGTTTCAGCAGTACGTAGAAGCGTACAAGGCTGAGCTCAAGGACAGCGGCTTCTCATTTTCGGCCAAAAGCAGGGTGCTGGCAGAGGATTTGCTGCCCAGTGCGTACCACATGGCCCGAGACCCAGACGTTCCAGCGGCTGTGAGGGCGAAAATCCTCGAAAATCTGGTCGATTGGGGCGATTTGAAGCCCAAAAACACTACAAATGCAGGTGCTGGACCCGGTTTTTCGATCACAATCAACATCCCAACGGTGGGTCAAACCCCTGCAAAAACCATCGTTTTGGAGGCGGAAAATGCAGAAAATCTGCAAAAAACGTCGAAATTTGACGAAGACGAGATAAAAATGCTTGGTCTTCCGCGAAAACAGGAGATTTCGCTGGCTGAAGGGGACGACTATGAATACGCCGGGGACGACTACACATGAGCGTCAACTACACCCCGGTGCCGAGCGTCACCCCGTACCTGCTCAGCGATAAATTTCAGTCGTTCATCGTGGGGCCAGTGGGCTCGACCAAGACCACTGCGTCTTTGATGAAGATTCCGATCGAGGCCAAGAAGGTTGCTGCATGTGCAGATGGCATTCGTCGCTCTCGGGTTGCTGTTGTGCGTAACACACGGCAGATGCTGTTGGACTCGACGATCAAAGACTTTCTTGCGCTGTTCCCTGAAGGCCAAGCGGGTGTGTACCTGCGCACTGAGCTGCGCTACATCCTGAAGTTCGACGATGTGGAGTGCGACATCTTGTTCCGGGGGCTGGATGATGCCAACGACGTGCGTCGTCTTCTCTCTTTGCAGCTGTCGTTTGCCATGGTGGACGAGGTGCGCGAGATCAACTCAGACGTGTTCGACGCGCTGACAGGCCGACTGGGACGTTATCCTAACGGGATGATGGTGCCGCACCGTCCGCAGTGGGGCAACGATGACAAGGGCAACCCGGTGCAGGGGTGCGTGGATGACCACGGCAACCAAGTCAAGAAAGTGTGGGGCGCGACCAACCCGCCTGACCTCGACGCACACTGGGAGAAGTACCTCACCAACGCGGACCCTGAGAAGGTGCACGTCACCATACAGCCCAGCGGCCTGTCCGATGAGGCGGACTGGGTGCAGCACTTGCCGTCGAACTATTACGAGGACTTGTGCGAGGGCAAGAGCGAAGACTGGGTTGACGTGTACGTCCACGGTAAGTGGGGCAAGAGCCTCTCGGGCATGCCCGTCTACGACAAGACGTTCACATCGGACTTCCACGTCGCCAAAGAAAGGCTCAAGCCTGTGCATGGCTCTGGCTATCCCATCACGATCGGGATTGACTTCGGACGCACGCCGTCAGCTGTGTTCATGCAGCGAGACCCGCGTGGTCGCGTGCTGGTGCTTGACGAGATCACCTCGGAGAACATGGGTCTGGACACGTTCATCAACACCAAGCTCAACCCGTTCATCGGCAACAACTACCAAGGGCACACGTTCGTGTGCGCACCAGACCCGGCAGGGTTCATGAAGCAGCAAGCCAGTGAGCTAACGCTCGTCGACCAGCTCAAGGACGCGGGGTTTAAGTGCGTCAAGCCCCCGACGAACGACCCAGACAAGCGCATCGCAGCGGTGGATCGACTGCTCAGCCAGCAGCTCGAAGGCAAGGCCATGTTTCTCATCAGCCCATCGTGCACACAGCTCATCAAGGGTTTCCGCTCGGGCTACAGGTATAAAGTCAAGAAGAACGGTGAGATGGAGGACAAGCCTGACAAGAACGAGTGGTCTCACGTCCACGACGCTCTGCAGTACGGCTCGGCAGTGATCGACATGAACATCCGAGGGTTTGGGCTACAGCAAGGACGGCGTGAGATCAAGAAGTCCACATACGCCTACACTTGACCCCTTGACAGGTCAGCGTACAATCGGGTAACTCTTGGAGACAGACATGTCTTTTTTCTACCCGTCAACTACCTCTGAACGACGCCATGAGGACTTCCCGCTGCAGGTGTCTCGGGGGCAGATTCCCGGGCATCGCAACGTGACTGTCTTCGGCTTTAACCCTGACGTGGACTCTACTCAGGTGTCGGTTTGGCCATTGCCAAGCCTGATTTCGTTCCCAGCAACAGCCATCCAGATGACTGTCAGCTCATCGAGCGCAAATGACACAAGCGCAGGTACAGGTGCTCGGACAATCGTCGTTCAGGGGCTGGATGCCAACTACAACGAAGTCACCGAGACGGTCACCCTCAATGGTCAGACCCCCGTCACGATGGCCGCATCGCTCCTGCGTGTCAACTACGCCTATGTGGCAACCGCAGGCTCTGGCAACAGCGCCGCGGGCGACATCTACATCGGCACAGGTACAGTGACCGCGGGCGTTCCCGCAACCGTCTACGACATCATCAAGTTCGACTACAACAACACAACCACGGGCAGTTACACCATCCCGGCCGGGTACACAGGCTATGTGTCTCAGGGTCTGTTCTCAGCTGGCCAAGCAGGCGGTTCTAACGCGGTTCAGGGCAGACTCCTGACCAGAGGCATCGACAACATCCGGCGCACTGCTGCGATCACCACGATCAACAACGGCACAGCGAACTACGTGTTTGAGTACCCTTTGGCGATCCCAGAGAAGACCACAGTTGAGGCGACGGCGATTGGCAGCTCCAGCAACAACGCTTGTTCGTCGATGTTTATACTCTTGCTCGTCAAAGGCCCAACCGCTGGCGCTCCCGGCACTCCTTGGATTTAAAACATGGCCACAGGTATCGCACTCATCCCCGTAGCTCGTTCCAGCGATCTGGAGCGCGAGTCGCAAAAACGCAACACGGACATGCAGGCTCAGCCTGTGATCCAAGGGTTGGCCGCTCACGCACGCAAGCGCTGGGAGTCTTCCCGCGAAGCCAAGCGGACCATCGAAGAGCGCATGCTGCAGTGTCTGCGCCAGCGCAATGGTGAGTACGACCCTGACAAACTGGCCGAAATCAAGCGCCAAGGCGGTTCGGAGATTTACATCCAGCTGACATCGGTGAAGTGCCGCGCTGCTACGAGCTGGTTGCGTGATACCTTGCTTGGCACGGGCACAGACAAGCCGTGGAGCCTTGAGGCTACACCCGAGCCCACCATGCCTCCCGAGATTATCCAAGAGCTGATGGCCAGCATGCAGCAGCAGTTGATGACCATGATGGAGCAGGGCATGCCCATGCCAGACCCTAATCAATTGCGTGAGACCGCCAGCTTGATGAAAGACGCAGCGATGCGTAAGCTGCGCGAAGAGGCCAACGAGCGCGTTGACCGCATGGAACTGAAGATGGAAGACCAGCTTATAGAAGGTGGTTGGACAGATGCGCTGAACGCGTTTCTCGACGACGTAGTGACATTTCCCTACGCCGTGCTCAAAGGTCCCATCAAGCGCAAGCGCAAAACTATGATGTGGCAAAACGGTGAGCTGGTGCCCACCGAAGAAATTCGCAACGAGTGGGAGCGGGTTGATCCGTTCATGCTGTACTGGGCCCCATGGTCCTCGGACATTCAAGACGGCTTCATCGTTGAGCGTCACCGCATGACTCGTGAAGACCTGCAGGCCTTGATCGGCGTGCCCGGGTACAACGACGACGCCATCCGCGCAGTGATTAACTCATTCGAGCTGGGAAACCTTAACGAGTGGCTGTGGACTGACAGCGCTCAGGCGACCGCCGAGGGCAAAGACACCACCCAGACCATCTTCACGACAGACCTGATCGACGCACTCCAGATGTGGGACAGCGTTCCGGGTAAAGACCTGTTGACTTGGGGCTTGTCCGAAAAAGAGATTCCTGATCCAGACCTGAATTACCCCTGTGAGGTGTGGCTGGTCGGCTCCACAGTAATCCGCGCTGTACTCAACTACGACCCGCTGGGTCGCAAGCCGTACTACGTGACTTCGTATGAGCGCGTTCCGGGCGCTGTGGCTGGCAAGGGCGTGGCTGACTTGTGCCGTGACTCACAGAACATGGTGAACGCCGCTGCTCGCAGCTTGGCCAACAACATGGGCATCAGCTCTGGCCCGCAGGTGGGTGTTAACG